TGCGTCTACGATATAATTATTTTCAAAATTCGCCGTTACGCTATCTGTTTTTTCCATTTTCAATAGTTCGATTGTTGTTTGTAGTGCGTATATCGCCTCGCGTTTCATGAAAGGAGGAAATTTCTTTTTCAGAGGCAACATGTATTTCAAACTATTGGTGTTCATAAACGGCGGGTCAATATCGTAAAATTTTAAAAGAATTCCTGTAATATTTATCTCGCTAATGCCTCCGCCGGTCTGAACGTCCGGGGCGCTTTCGATATCTACTTCGTCAGTAGTAATCGGTTTATCACCCGCATTGGTTTGTTCATTTGCTTCCGCTGCAAGAACATTCGGCGACGTTTTATCGCCCGTTAGAGCAAATGACGTTCCTTCGGCGGCCACCGGATTTTTTGTTCCGGAAAGAGAGGATATCAATAATATCATTTTTAGCTCTTCTTGAATTCGACTCTTTAAATCGTCATTGTTATTGATCATCGTATAAATGCTACGTAACAAATAACTTATGCGTTTGAAAAATATCATTTCCGAAGGCGTCCAAAGAACGCGACCAATTTGATATTTATAAATATGAGCGATTTTATAAAGAACATCAAATTCTCTGGCGAAGCAAACACAATCACCGTAAACCCCGGGTTCCATAGCTATTAATTCTCTATCTACTAATGGCGCGTCATTCAACGGACTAAACGGTTTACGATTTAATGTATCCTTTACGCTAAAACAAAAACGCGGTTTATCTTCAAGAAAAGCTTTCGTATTTTCTTCTTGTTCGTCTTCTTTTGCTTCTTCATTTTCTAATTTAGTGGCATCGTCTTTTAATTCCGTTTCAGATAATTCGACTTGTTCGGCGTCGGCTCCTCCTACTAAAACTCTGGCTGCCGTTCTGGCCAAAATTTGTCCTGTCTGTTCGGCTCCACGTAATACAGCCCTTCCTGTTTCTCCAATAGGCACATCAATGTTTTGAATAGCGTCTGTGGCGCGTTCTATTAAATTGCTACCCGTCGGGTTTGCGTCTAAATAGGATTGTTTATATATATAATAATTGCCACATTGCTCAATAATTCCAGTGGGTTCATTTTTATAAAGCGCCTTTACTTTGTCTTCGTCGATGAATTGTAAGAAAAAAGCGTTTTTATAGAGCAAACGATCAGGATTTGCTGGATTTATTATTCGAGTTATTAAAAATTTCGCCGACGCCCCTTCTCTTACCGTTTGACCAATATACCCACCGCGTTTTGTTTTATTTTTATACTGACGACTCCGTTTCCTTGTTTCTTTCATTTATATATACTTCGCCTATATATAAATTCAACTAAAACTAATATTATTTAATATTGTCTTCTCTGTATCAAAAAACAACGACTTACCCTCGCGCTTTGTAAGATCGCGTAAAAGAATCTCAGCTATCACACATAGACCAATTTTCAATAGTTTTTCGCTATTTTTCGCACTATATGTATGTTTGCCCAATATTTTATTGAGAACCTTGATGATATCACCCTTCGTCTCGTTCTCTAATTTCGCGCCCGTGTTTCTTTCCACCGAAGTATCTTTTACTTTGAATACTATTTTTTTGTTTCTCGTAAAAATATGCATAAACCCGATAATTTTATCTTGATAATTGGTCGCCTGAACGATATATTTATCAATAATGAGCTGACTTAGTTTTCGCTTATCCGTGAGTTTCGCTTCTTCCCATAGGGTCGAATCATCCGTGGATTGTACATAAATTTTACATTCATTCTCGTCGGCAATCACAAAACCGCGCACTGATTTATTTTCAATGATTCTTTCATCAAAATAAGATTTGATAATAACCTCATTCTCGTTCTTCGGTTCATATCCATTTGCGTAGAATTTCATGATGAGTGTCATTTTATTGACGAATTTCATCGAATCCAAATAATGATCGTAAACATATTTGGTGATATCCATAAGTGGTACATGATGAACTTCTTTCAGTGTAAGTAATACTTTGGCGACGTGTTTATACCAATCCGTTTCTCCCTTATCAATTTCACTATCCGGGGATAGAGCATTTGCCATATTCGTCTTTATATCTTCCATAATCTGATCGTAAGACATCGGTTTCTCTAGGATTTCTTCTTCGTCTTCTTGTTCTCCTTCTTCCTTAGGACCTCGCACGATAAGGTCTGGCATTTGAATAAACACCGATTGATGTTTATAGTCAACGGGAACGGAGCGGTCAAACGTCGAAGCGTTTACGTCACTCACTTCTAAGGGTTGAAATGCATAATACTCACCTTTATTGGTTAAATAACCGCGACGGCCGTATTTATCCAATAAATATTCGTTTTTATCATCGATAAGCTGAGTTAATGTATAATAAATCTGTTCTTTTGGATAAGTTTTAATTGCATTGACAAAGTTCTCAATTTGAGGCCAACGGTATACCGATTGTTCTCGAAACATCTCACGAATACGCTTCAAAATCATGGCGTAATTGGTTTTCACAAAATCCTCGCCATAAGTATCCGCCCGAATATCTGTTTCCGGATTGATTTCTTGTGTTGGAGAACAAGTAAATGCGCAATTGTCCATATAATCGCAAACATTTGTAAAAGGTTTATCACCAATTTGATAGTTGATGGTTTTTTTACTCGCAAGATTGATTTTAATATCACGATTCTCGGCGATTTCTAAGAACTTTTCTACGGTAAAATTGGTTTGGCCTATATTTAAAAGACAATCTACAGCGGTTTCTTTCAGCAATCGCGTTACCTGACCAATCTGTTTTGTTTTCTTTTCAGCGAGGCGATATACATATAAATCGGCGGGTTCAATTCCGCCTTGCGGTAATGTTCCGTGTAAATATATCTCTACGTTTCTTTCTTCGAAAGGTAATGCACAGTGACTTAAATTTCGTACACCGCGTCCAATAATCTGTTCAATGCGATTCATATTATACCAGGGTTCCAAAATATGGATTTGACGTATACATTTAAAGTCAAGACCCTCGGACGCGGCTTTTGAGATCAAAATCACCTTTACTTGAGAACCATCGTTATTGGCAGAATCCGTAATAAATTTCATATCTTCGCCGTTATCCGGTGAAAAATATTTATCGCCTGTTATCATTACATAACGCGCCTGTACAAATGGACCGGTGCTCTGACTTTTCGGTAGCATCGTAAGAGCGTCCAATGGTTCTGCTGGAGACACCTTATATAAATTACGCGTATGTTTCGCTGACCCAAAGCGGGCAAATCCCAATTCTTCTAATGCGAGCGCGATAGGAACGGCGCCACCATCAATATATTGGGAATAAATCATAACAATACCCTTTGAGCCCATGATACAATCGCATATTTTTTTAATTTTACCACTATACTTACCAATATGTTCTTGTGAAAAAATTCGGCCATATTTTTCGAGAACTTGGGGTTTATAATCAAAATCGTAGCGTAGAGGTGGATTTTCCGATGCACTATAATTCATAATTTGTGCCAGACCGCGTTTGCCCACCATATCATCAATGATTTGTTTACTATCTTCAGCGGGAATTTCGGGCGCTTGCACTTTACTTTGTATCATATTATCCAAACGAATATTCGGATAAATAATATTAAGTGCCTCCAGGGGAACTAACAATAGCGTATAACCAAAGCTTTCCATGTTCTCGAAAGTAGGCATGTTTATTTCCACGCCATAAGCATTCGTTTTGTTAAACGATTTCGTTACCAAATAGTTCATAATAAATTCGTATCCGTGATTTTGATATTCTCCAATAGCCGTAGTAAAGATAGGGAGAGATTGAATAGGTGTTTCAATCGGTTTATTATTCATCTGCGTCGTAGGATAAGTGGCCGCTGTAATTAAATTTTCAGGTGCAAACAAATCAGGAAAAATACGAAGAGGAAAAGTATACGGGTTCTCGCCGCGAACGTAAGAAACGTATCCAGTTAGCTTACGCACCAATATATCTCGCCCGCCTTCAATAATGCGCCCATCATCTAACTTCTTTTCCTCTTTAAAATTACCTTCTTTATCAAATACGTCGTTTACAGATACCGTTGCGCGTTTATCATTCGCGTTGATCAAATTTAATAACCATACAATTTCCTTATAGCTATTATACATTGGTGTGGCAGAAAGGAGTAAAAGACGCATATTATCCGAGTTTTTGGCGACGGTCATTAATAATTCAGCCGTGCGCTTTTCTTTATTCTCGTCACTAATACGGATATTATGTACTTCGTCAATAATAATAAGACGGTTATTAAAATTCTTCTTTATTTTCTTTAGTTCAATGGCCTTTTTCTCGGCCATCGAGAAGCCCGTATCTTGCGAAATATTGGTTACTTTACTAATATAATTGGCAAGTTCTCCATAACCCATAAAAACATAATAACTATTAATTATCGAACGGATTTCTGATATCACGCGTTCGCGCGGGAGCCCCTTTAAATTGGTCGGGTTGATTTCGTGGAGTAATTGGTTACCCACGCAGGTCTCCAGATTCCAAAGCCCATTGATTTCTTTTAATTTACTCTCGTTAAATAATTGCATACGGAAATTGACCTGTACGTTTGGTGACGCAATAATCATTATTTTTTGTGTTACTCCAACCTGTTTCATATAGGTACGCATTTCTTCAGCCACACCAATGGCACTACAGGTTTTTCCCGTTCCCAAAGAATGATATAATAATAAACTATTATACGGCGTTTGGAAAGAAAGGAAATTCTTTACGAAAAGTTGGTGCGGCATGAGTTCAAAATCCGCCTCGCACATAATTTCGGCTTGTTTCCTAACATCATAGATTGTGCCGTCGTATTTACTATCGTTGAATTCCTTTCGCTTGGCAATTTTAATATTAAAATTCGGATCATTTAAATGAGGATATAGAAAATCATATTCTGTGGATGTCCGGTTGTTCTCGAATTCGTCGCGTTCTTTTTCCAACAATAGGTTTCTTGTTTCGGTTTGATATGTGGGTTTTACATCTGCTTTTACTTCTTGGGCTGGTGGGGTCGAAGTTAATGTTCCAGTAATAGTTTCATATAAACTTTTCGGTGCCTCTTTTTGCTCAACGGCCGGCGCAAAGGGCTCAGGAGCTGGCTCTTGAATAGGAGCGGATTCACTAAACGCCGAATCATTCACTGGTTTGGCAACCGTAATCGTTGGTTCATTCTGTATCTTCAATTTCGCTTTTATTTTACGAACCACGGGTTCGCATTTTTCCGTAACATGATTTATGTGTTCTCCGTTGGGGCAACGCTTTATTTCTTCTTCTTGCTCTTCGACGGGTTCTTCAACGGGTGGCCCGGCAAAAACATCAACAATAGATTGAAGTATGGTTTCTGCGTTCTTTGAAACCATTACGGGTTTTTCTTCGAGAACACCGCTTTCTTTTGGTAAAATTGTCGGGTTACTATCTAAAATATCGTTTATGTTCTTCGGTTCAGTATCCACGGGTTCAGATGGACCGGACAAATATTTCGCCAAATAATCGCTATAATATAAATTTATGAAATCCAATATACCAAGTAACCGTTCCGTTGTTCCTTTGGCATTTGTATATTCGATTCCGCTCATCATATCGGAATTATGGCGCATATGCTTCCCGACAATTTTATTTCCGCGATAATTACCCGAAGTGGTTGTATGGTTTATTCTAAATTTATCAATTCCGGTGAGTTCTGCAAATATATATGAAATCGCGCGCCTGTCGAGTTTTTTATCTTTTATGTATACCTGATACATTTCAGAGGCCTTACCTGTAACTTTTACGGTTCTACCGGTTTCTTTCGGGTCCGTAATTCGAACAACAGTTGTGCCGTCGCGTTTTGCAATAAGTATATCTTTGATATAATCGATTGCTTTTTGGCGTTCTCTGGCTTCATCGGCTTCGCTCAATGCAGGAAGGGGTCCAATGCCGCCGAGTATCTTTTTGGTTTTATGATGATTATGTTTTTTATATTTCCTTGATTGCATAAACTATAAAATATAGATATATTTTTATTATATTCTCGCTGACGCTGTTACTTATAGTAGATATACAATATCATAAAACACGCTACTATAAAAAATGCATATAAGAAGTGCTTACGAACGTTTACGGCTTCGGAAATTCGAATCGTTTTTGGTTTATATTCCGCCTGATATCTATCTAAAGCCAACGGAAGAGAAATTTCTTCTTTTCCCAAGAAATGATTCACTTTGTTATGTATAAAATGAGTCCATCGTACAAAAGAATCCCGGTTATCTAAATAGGGAGTGACTGGATATCTATCCAGAA